TTTGATAGCATGTCGGCACAGTACGTAACAGCTCAGAAAGTGTGGGAACTTGTGATAGCCACTTAGTCCAAAGAGTTTCATCGAAACCATCAAGCTCACCATCATAGTCGAACACGGTCAGGAAGTCGTCATGCCAAGTGTTACAGAATTGTACATCTCTGTTGATCTTGACGACCACATTGCCGAATTCAACACTCATCAATTCCTTTGACAAGAGATATGGTAAGTTCGATTGAATGACACTCTCGGGTAGAGTGAGTGTCAAGGAATCTTCGCAGTTTGAACAGTCCAGATAGGTTTCATCGGTAAAGGCTGAGTCGCTAAAATCTGATGGCTGTACCGCTTGTTGCTCCTTAGCAGCGAGTTCCAACACCTTGCGACACAAAGGTCCAAGCAAAGGTGTGTTACGATCACTGTAGATATAGGCAAGCGCCTTTAGAACGACCAGGTCCTTAGGATTCCCGTCTGGAATTTTGGTAGTGAAGAATTTAGACAGTTGTCTAACGATCGAGCAGTGGGATGTAGGATTACCCTCTACTAGTTCGCTGGTGTATACTCGATTGAGTAGAGACATTCCTGGTAGGCCCTTGGGAATCACATCGATCTTACCATCTCCAAAGATAAGACCGAGCTGTTTAGCTCCCCATTCCAAAAACCTAGGATGTAGATCAACATTGCAAGAATCGTCACTAGAAAAGGCGACCAACTCGTTTACAAAGTCGATTGCCTCAGGCGTAGTACAATTAAATGCTTCCTTGAATGCTAATACATAGGTAAGGAACATTGACATGTTGCCAATGTAGGTTGTCAGGCCGGAACCTGACCCAAGCTCATAAATGAGATCATAGGCGAAATCGAATGCACCCCTGACCTCATGATGAGTCTGATTGTCCTCCAGATCTGTCACATCTGCAGCATATTCATCTTTACATACTGCTAGATTACACAATAGAATACAACCTCTAACCACAGAGTTGATTGTACCATCGAGGCGATGAGCATCTGCATTACAACCAAACTTTTCCATATTGGAAGCAATGTAAACCATTTGCTCGTCAACAGCACAAGGCTGTCTGCCTGATACACATCCCGGAATGATGGTTTTAAAATTTTCCATCAACGGGATTGCCAACATCAATACCTCAAACTTCCTGAGTAGGCCCTGATAATTCGTAATTGATCGAGGGTCTGTTGCCTTAGTACCAGCCTCCTTCTTAATGAAGTGCCGGGCTATGGTCCTATACAGGTCTTCATCCGTACATTCCAGCTCCAGTAATTTCTTTAACTGTGCTCTCTGTGACGGTTTCTTGTCGACGTGTTCAATAAGTTGGTCCAAGTTAAGAGGCTCAAGCTGCTCACCATTTACCTCAATCGTCATATCCGACAACCACATACAGACTTCTGATACTGTACGTTGGTTCTCATACGAAAGAGGTTCAATTGGTTCTCGCAAAACTTTTCCATCTTTTGTCGCAGGGCCATACTCTCCAGGACGGAGAAATACAACTCTAGCACTTACTGACTGGAAAGCATTCCCTTTTGAGTTATCATGTGCATACACACAGTCGATAGGCAAGTTCGCAAATGCGAATATTGACGGCTTTGCCTCCGGTGAATATGTGTTGAACTGCAAACGATGAACGGTTGCGCCAGGGTAGATAATGCTGGTTGGCCTGCAAGCAGGTACCAAACCACCAGTTTGTTTGACAAAGGCAGCAAGAAATACTGACTCGCTGTTGTCTACTAACTGGTCACCAAGAAATGTCTTGGACTTATTAACCGTTTGTTTGACGGTTGTAACTGCCACCTGTGGTTGTGTGATCTTCATAACACAGATAGCGTCGTCGATTACTGTTGGTATTGTGAGGCTCCGATGCATACCAGTCATTGTCGTGGAAGTCATCAGCCCTTTTGGTGTGGAAATCAACAGCCTAGCCCACGCAGGGTCTGCTGACTTGAGATCGAATCCGCTGTCTCTTACGATCGGGTCTATTGGTTTCAGAAACTCACATCCGAATTTGCCAATCGCCTGCCACGCTGCAAAACTTTCGTAATGAGCAAGTGGGATCAATATGACAAGTGTACGTGAATCTCCTAAAGGTATACTTACTACTGAATAGACTGTGCATTGGGGAACTCCCACAAACCTCCACTCGTTCCAGTCTCTTAACATACCGAAATCGAACGAAGGCTTGTAGGCCATTACAGTGTCTTTGCCCCATCCATACAACTTGTGTGTGAACTCGGAGGCACCTGCTACCTGGAACTTGAAATCGCCATTCTTCTGTGGCGACCACGTCATGTCTCCTTCACCGTTTGAAACTTTTTCTAGGTTGAAGGTATAAATTGCATGGATCCGTGGTACCATAGCGAGATAGTTTTGGAAAGCAGGTAAGTAGTAATCTGTGTCAACAAGGGAACTAATACATTTAGGTGGAACATTCAGAGGTGATGGGACGATCCATCCCCACCACGGTGAATTATCTGTCCCCCGGTTTTCCCGGGTTCGCAGATCCTTTTGCCAATGATAAGTCCTAATGCCAGTTTCCGAGTTAGCAGGGTTGTCCTCTTGCTCTTGATCACTCGGGCTGGACTGGTAGTTGAACTTGAACCTATTGGTTTGTTGACACAATAAATCAACCATCGCTCTAGCCTTATTGCGTTTCGCAGCGGACTGAGGATGGGTGTGCGCATGATCGACTCGATCGTTGGGAGTCTCCAAACTCCGCACGAATCGTAGGAACCTCTTATGATGCTTACATTCACCGACACTTCTGCCGGCTTCTAGCATCTGATCCTGACGAGACTCAGATGGTGCAATGTAGTATCTGTACGCTGCCATCGCAGCTGTAATAGACACTGTAACACAGGTGACACTAATGCCACCATCAAAACCAATAGATGCTCCTACCGCAGTCTTGACTGCTCCTCCTGGGACTAAGCCTGTGACTGCCACTACTTCAGTGACGTCTGCTATAGAATCCCAAGGGATACTGGGTATTGAATCCCAAGGAATACTTGGGATGCTGGGTATGGAATCCCAGGGAATACTTGGTAGGTCTGGTGGTGAGGATGGAATTGCGTCTGAACACATGGCTCGAAATTTCTCGAAACTGCCGGCCATGTGTTCCATCGTTTGACTCTGCTGCGCGCTCAACAGAGACGAAGATGTGTGCCCGCGAACTAACGGGACTTGAGTGGGGGTATCAGCACTGTGAAAATGTGCTGAACCGGG